CTACTCGGACGGCGCACTGTCTCGCCGCACCTTAAACCGGCTGGGCGGTAACTTCCGTTTTTGCGAAGGCCTGGGCGGCTGGCTGTTTTACGACAAGGGCCGTTGGCACCGCGACGGCGAGATGCTGTTTTACTCGGCGACAGCCCGGGTTGGTCGCGCCATGGCTGAAGAGGCCCGCAACGATCCCGACCTCGACAAGAACAAACGCGCTGTGGCCATGGGCATGTGCAGCAACCGAGTCGTGCAAAACTCGATGCAATACAGCCGGTCTGACAAGCGGGTGCGCGTCGAGGCTTCGGACTTTGATGCCGACCTGATGCAGCTCAACACGCCCGACGGCATCGTCAGCTTGCACGACGGCACGCTGCGCCCGCATGACGCCAAAGCGCTGCACACCCGCATGGCCGCTGTGACGCCGAGCCTGGCTGCGGCACCTGTCTGGACCCGCTTTTTGCAAGAGACGACGGCGGACGACGAGGGCCTGCAAAAGTACCTCCAGCTGCTGGCCGGGTATGCGCTCACCGGATCCACTCGCGAGCACCAGATGACCTTTATCTGGGGCCCAGGCGGCAACGGCAAGTCGGTTTTTGTCAACACCATCATGTCGGCCATGGGCGACTACGCCATGAACACGCCAAGCAACACGTTCTCGGCTCGCTCGGACAACGCGCACCCTGAAGGCCTGGCACGGTTGCGCGGCGCTCGTCTGGTGGTGGCCTCTGAGACGCAAGAGGGCCTGGCCTGGAACGAGGCACTGGTCAAGCAAGTGACCGGTGGCGACATCGTCACGGCCCGCTTCATGCACCAAGGCTCCTTCGAGTACAAGCCGCAATTCAAGTTGATCGTCATGGGCAACCACAAGCCCCGCCTGGCCAACATGGACAACGGCATGAAGCGCCGCCTGCAAATGGTGCCGTTCACGGTCATGCCCAAGAACCCAGATCGGGACCTCGAAAACAAGCTGCGTGCCGAACTGCCGCAGATCCTGCAATGGATGATCGAGGGCTGCCGCATGTGGGACGCGGGCGGGCTGCAACTGCCGGAAATCGTCAGCGCTGCGACAGCCGAGTATTTTGTGGACGAGGATCCGGTGGGCCGCTTTATTGAGGACCGCTGTGTGGCGCGCCACGACGCGACAGTGCAGACAAGCGCCCTGTTTGAAGCCTGGCGTGAGTGGGCCGAGGACCAAAACGAAAGCCCGCGCACCCAGCGATGGCTGACAAACAACCTGCTCAACCGGGCTGGCGTTACGCGCTGGCGCAACCCGATCAACGGCCAACGAGGCATCGCGGGGCTAGAGCTGCTCTACGATGCCGGGGAGTTTGCCGCGCAACCCGCTTCAGTCGGTGCTACCGCATGAAAAAGGGCCCTTCGGGGCCCTTTTCTAATCCAGCAAGTATCGGGGCAGCGGACCGCCCGTATACCCTTCGACGGCGGCCCAGGGCGGCAGCAAACCGATCTTTTGTGGCGCGTATTCGGTCTCGCCAGGGTTGGCGGTTCGGTTCTTTTGCGAGTGCGGGCCGTAGTTGACCCAAGAGTTTTGCCCACGGGTTTCGGTGGTCATCGCGTCACGGGCCTTCGGTGAAAACATCGCGGCGTGCTGCTGCCAGGCGTTTTCTTCGCCACCGGCTCGAAAGCCGACGCCTTGCTTGGCGTGCCCAAAATAGTCGTGCACCGCGCGGAACAAATCATTGACCCGCGCAGGTTGACCGCTGATCTTTTCGTCAGTCAACGCCAACAAAGGGTTGCCCGAGATGTCGACCGCCGAACTGGCCGGACCGCCAAAGCCTGCGTCTGTCGGGAACACGTACAGCCGATTGTTTTGGTAAACGTCTTTCAGCGCGTTGCGCGGGTTGCCGTAGGGGCCGCCGCTTGGTGGCATAAATTCGACCTTCATGCCTGCGCGGCGCATGGCCTCGTACTGGGCTTGCGTTTCTTTGGCCAGCTGCTCGTAGGACTCTTTGACGCGAGGGTCAAAAGGCGCGTGCGGCATGCGCTCAAAGGCTGCGGCCAGGCGTTGCGCGCGAGCTGGGTCCACGTTGGCGTAGGCCTTCGGGGGCGCGTAAGTCATGCCCTGATCGGCCTCACGACGGCCGTCGACCACCACCTCGGCGGGGAGGTTCTCAAGCGACTCGCCGCGCAACCGTTTGGGGATGACGTTGGCGTCAGAGCGCAGCAACTGCTGCAATTTGGTAATAAGTTTGCTCGGGCTTGGCATGCGTCAGTCCAGGAGGCTAAAACGTTTATTGATCTCAAGGCGTTGCAAGATGCTTGGGTCCTGCACCACGTAAGAAGTGACCCCGCTGTCGTCGATCAAAGCCACCGGCTCTTTGACTTGTCCGAGCTTGGTCCAGAAATCGCCCCCACGCTGCATTGGCTCAGTCATGACCGTGTTGCGGGGGATCGTGTAAGCGCGGACCGTGTCGCCAAAAGGATTTCCGGCATAAGGCTGCTCGGTTGAGAACCAAGTTCCTGGGTTGGGCGCGCCGCCTTCCCATTTGCCGCTGGTCGCGTGGTACAAGGGCATGCGGTCCTGGGGCACGGCTGCGCTAAATCGCTCAGCGTTTTTCACAAACTCATCAATAGGTATTTCGCCGGAATAACCGCCGACCAACCTCGCGGGCGCAATAGCTTTGCCTGCGGCTTTAGCGGCTTTGCTCGCTACCTTGACCGCGCCGTAAGCCCCCGGAACGACGTTCAAAAACGCGTCGGCAGTGTCGGCCAGCGGCCTAGTGGTCATCCCGGTGCCTGTGGCCAAGCGGTCGCCGTACTGCATGCGCTCAAGCGTAGGCTGCACGCCGGTAGCCAAGTTATCGAGCAAAAACTGCACGGGTGGGTTTTGGTAGCCAAACGGAGCCGCCGCAAATTTCAGCGCGCTATTGAGACCCCCGGCCACCCGACGCCATGCTTCGGGACGGGGCGGGGTTGCTTTCATCGTGTCGGCCATGGGTCAGTCCTGCAAAAGTCCAGAGCCGAGGGCCCCTCCCGTGACGGGCAGGGCGCGCTGCATTGCGGCTCGGGTAGCTGGGTTCATCATACCGCCGACCACGCCCTCGCCAGTGCTCGCCCGGGCCGCCGCGCGTGCAGCCCCCGAGGTATAAGCGCGAGCGGCCAGGTTGGTCGGCATGGCCAGCATCATGTTCAAGGGCGTCAGCTCCATCGTGCGCGTCGCCGTGCCCGAGTCACCGACCAACGGCTTGAAGGCCTGCGCAAAGCGCGTCGCCTGGTACATAGGCGTTTGGTTCTTGCCGTAAAAATAGCCTTGCTTGTCTTTGCGCGCCAAAGCCCCGGCCAGGTTCAAACCGGACACGTTGCCGTTGGCCGAGTTGACGACGCCAGAGCCTTCGAGCGTCATAAGCTGGCGGTACTGTTGGCGGGCGGCGTCAAAGGCTTTGCGCTGGCTGGCTGTCAGGGTCGAGGCCAGGGCGTCGTCCAGGTGTTCTTTGACCGCAAACAAGGCCTCGCCCAGTTCCCGGTTGCCCGAAGGCGAGCTGGACTGGTTCTTGGCTGCGCGGCCCAGCTTGGACGACAAGGCGCGCAGCTGCTCGCCAGAGGCCGAGCCTTTGGCCGCCAGGTTAATCGCTTGCTTGACCAGATTTTGGTCGGCGATGGCAACCCCGGCGACATCGTCGTAGTAGCTGCTGGTCAAGGCAATGCCGTTCATGACGCTTTCGCCGTCGATCGGGAAGACCTTGGGGCTGGCCACGTCGTCGAACACTTTGCCAATGCGCTCGTTTGCACGGGCCAAAACGGGCGAGCTGAGCTCGGTCGCGTCTTCGCCAATCGCTTTTGCGGCTGCGCGGTTGAGGGTCTGCTGGTTCTCGGCTTTGATGGCGTTGAAGGGGCCCGAGAAAAACGGATTGGACTCCATGCGCGCTTCCATTTGCTGGAGTGAGCGGCTGCCGGTTTCTTGGCCGGGGGTCACCTTCATGCCCAACGCGCGGCCTTGCTGCAAAGCCAGGCGCTGCCCTTCGGTCAGTGCAGCAGAAGTGTCGGGACCGACTTGGCCCAAAGACATACCGCCGCCTCGCACGGTGGCGGTGGGGGCAACGTTGGCCTCGATACCTGCGGCTGCCGTGCCTGTTACGTCGCCGGTTGCCGCAGCCGCACCGGTGGCCCGTTGTGGCGCGCCCAGCAAGACACGGCCCACGCCGCTTGCCACTTTGCCGCCAGCGCCGCCGGTCACGGTGGCCAGGCCTGTCTGCTCGGCTTTGTTGGCAAAGTATTGGGACGGCGACGAAGCGGGCTGACTTGGCGACAAAAGGCCCGAGACAGCACCGCCAATCGCACCGGCTTGGAAAGGCGCAGCACCTGCACGGATCGCCATTGTGGTGCCGGGCACGGCCGTGGCCAAGACGTTGCCGCCCAAGCGGCCATAGTCGGTCTCTCGCGGATCCATTTGGCCGCGACGCCATTCGGTTTGGTATTCCTGCTCGGCGGCTTTGTTGATGTCCTCGACGCGCTGGCGCTCGCCTTTGGCCCAGGTCTCGAGGCCGGATCCGGCCGGGGCCAAACCTTCCACGCCCCGCGTGAGCAACAAGGCCCCTTCGTCAATCGGATCGCGCAAGCCGCGCAGGACGCCGCCCAGCCAAGAGTCGCGCAGCGGGGTGCGGTCTGTCTTGGGCTTTGGCGCTGCGGCTGGCGCAGGCAACTGTTTGAGCGCAGCGGCGATGTCTTCGCGGCTCATGCCGTCGGGAAACGAGACGGGGCCAACGCCCAGGACTTCGATAATTTGAGGCATGTTGATTCCTTACTGCACAAACGTGCGACTCGCGGGATCCCACTGCAAGACCGCACCGGGAACCGCTGTCGCAGCTGGCCGCGAAGCCGCAGGGGTTGCACCGGCTTGGCCGCCAAAGGCAGCGGACACGCCTTTGAGCGCACCACCCGCGCGAGCGGTCATCGCCGCTTCGGCCTGGCGTCGTGCTGCCGCCTTTTGTGCAATCACCTCGACCGGGTCGCCATACTCGGGGAAATACTTGCGGATCTCGTCCGCCACTTCTTTATCGCCGAGAACCGCGCCCGATTCAGCGCGCAGGTTGGCCGAGACCCAGTTTTGCTGCGCCTGGCGGTACATCTGGCGCTCGGTGCCCGTCCTGCGAGCTGCGGACCGTTCCAGCGCGCCGCCCATGAATGGCGTCGTGCCGAGTGCAGCCTCCATGAAGGCGGGGCGGCCTGCGTACTCTTCCAGCGTGAAGGGCTGCCCCGTTGCAGGGTTGACCACCGGGTTTTTGTCTGGGCCAAGAACCGGCTGCTGCAACACCTTGGACGCCTCGCCCATGCGCAAAGTGAAACCCGCCGACTTGCGCATGTCTTCGGTCAGGTTGCCGCCAGAGCCTTGCAGCGGCGTGCCGCCTGGCGTCATGACGGGCAAAGCGGCACGGCCTTGGCCTGGCACTTTGGGCACGTAGACGAAGCCGTCGGGGCCCTCTTTGATGTCGTAGGCGTTTTGGTCCAGGGTCAAGCGCTGCTGCGCCACGCCCAAGTTGGCCTGGGCGATACGGTTGTTGGCCACTTCGCCGGGCGTCATGGTATGCGTGAAGTCCTGCGGGCCCGTCAGCTCGCTGGTGTCGATCATTTTGGTGACGCCGCCCAGGTTAACCGTCTGGAAGTCGCGTTTGGGCTGTGCGCCTTGCACAATCATGCGCTCACCGCTCTTGCCGTACTGCACGAGGATCGGCTTGCCGTCTGGACCTCGCTCGACCACCGGCTGGCTGTACTCGACGCGGGGGTCGAGGCGGTCGGCCATGGCCAAGTATTTATCAGCGCTTTCGGGGCTTGTGGCCGCCAGGGCTGCGGCGGCTTTGCGGTATCGGTCGGCCTGCATGCGGCTTGGCGGCACGGCTGGCGCGGGCGGGGCTGACAGCATTTGCTGCGCGGCCAAAGTGGGACCGGCTTGGCCTCCTGCGGCACCTGCGGCCAGGGCGGCTTGGACCGGGCTTTGCGCGGGGGCTGCGCTTGTGCCGTTCAAGATGTCGCCGACCTCTTGCTGCTGGAGCATTTGCTGGCGCATTTGCAGCAACTTGATTTTGTTCAAGGCATCGGTCTGGCGCTGCGCGCCCATGCCGCGCACGGCCTCAAAGAAAGGCGTGCCGCCTTGCAGCGACGAGCCGAAGGCCGACCACAGCATGGCCGACTCTTCGGGGCTTCGGCCTTGGCCTGGATTGCCGCCGATCGCGTTGTTCAAGAGGTCGAGGTATTGTTGGTCTGCCATGCGGCTCTCCGATTAAGCGAGCAAGTATTTCAAAGCGGATCCGGCGCTGATCGCACTGCCGATCTGGGACACGCCACTGGGCGTTGCCGTCGAGCTGACGGTGCCTCCCGACATCGGGGCCGACTTGAGAATGTTGGCCAGGTAGTTGGTCTGCGCCGCCGGGTAGTTTTGCTGCTCTTGGTATCGGCGGTACATGTCGTCGAGCTCGCGCTGGGTTTGCGCTTGCTCTTGCGTGCCGACGGTCTCCAGCGTGCTGGCGTTTTGCAAAGCCTGGCGACGCTCTTGGTCGGACAAGGCCGCCAGACGGTCGCCTGCGGTCAGCCCCAAATTGGCCACGCCCATGGCCGTGTTGGTGGCCGTGTCGTAGCCCGCACTGCGCAGCTGCGCGGCGGTCTTGGCCATCGTGTCAAATGCGGCTCGGTTGGTTTCGGCCTCTTGCAGCGCGAACCGGTCCCCGCCGAAAGCCCGCGAAGCGATGGCCCGGTCGCCCGTGCCCTGCTGCGCGATTAAACGCTGACGCTCAAGATCTGACATGGTGGTGTCGATCACGTTTTGCGTGTACGGGTTCATGTACTCGGTAATGTTGGCTGGGGAGAACCCTAATGCCCGGGTCGCACCGGCTTGCGCGCCCGCCAAAGATTCAGCGCCGACGTTACCGGTTGCAAAGGCTTTGGCTGCGTCGTAGCCTTGCGTTTGCGTTGGCGAAAAGCCCGCAACGGTGGTGCCGGTGTACGGCGTGTAGGGCTGATCCGCAACGGCCCGGCCTCGGTTCAAGACGTCCAGGCTGAAAGCCCGAAAGTCTGGATCCATCGACTGGTTTTGCGTTTGAGTGCTGCTCTTGCTCATGTTGTCATAGCTCCTTGGACATGATCGTCCATTTTGGCCGATAGCCTTCTTCACGGAGGAATGACCGGAGCCACCCACGCCGCCCCGCCAGAGTGATGCTTTTGCATCCTTGCTCTCGCGCCCACGGTTCAATCGCTTGCTGCATTTGGTTGAGCTCTTCGAGCTCGCCGCCTGCCAGAAAAAAGTGCATGACTTTCTTCTGGGGGAACTGCTGCACCTCTGTGACGATGGCGCTGCGCTCCCCTGGCCAGAACTGCCGATGCCCCGCAAGAACACTCATAAAAACGTCTTCTAGGGTGTGGGTATCTTCTGCGTATTCTAACGCTGCGGCCACATAAGGCTCACAGCGCACCCAGTCGGCAACCCAAGATGGAGCGTCTTGCATTATCGCCCGCTCCCCGGCTTGGTGGCCGCGCGCATCTCGCCCAGCTTGAACATGGCGTCTTGGGTGGCCTCGATCCGCATCTCGACCTGGCGCGCGGCAAAGCGTGCAGGCGTGTAGCCGTCGTTGCTCCCAAACGTGTAGGGGCCTTTGACAATGACGGTCGGGTCCATGGGCGTGCGGCGCAGCTTAAAGTAGGCCTGCGTGCAGCTTGGCACGTTGGGGCAGCCGTCGGGGATCAGGCCGTGCACCTCGACGAAGCGCTCACCGTTGCCCAGCTGCACGCTGCCCGTCTCGGCGTAGACCTGGCCCACGCGGGTCGCGCCGTTGTCGGTGTAGCCCTGCTCGTGCTGGTAGACGTGGCCGTCGGGCTTGGTCGCCATGGCGTAAGGCCAGACTTCTTTGTCGATCCAGGTTGTGCGGGCCAGCTGGCCGTAGGACCACCAATTTTCTCGGTAATTCCAAATCACGTATCTGTCGTTTTCGGTGCTGTTGCGGCTTGGGTAGAACCACCACACTTCACCAAACGCATTGTTGTGCCCGGCGTAAACCTTGGCCCCTTGCAGCACGTTGATGTCGCTGAACACGTACCCGTTGACCTCGGACGGCAGCTCTCGGATCGCGCCGTCGTAGGTCCAAAAGCCGTTTGCGCCCATCCAGACAAAGCGGTCGCTCAAAGACACCCCGGCGTTGGGGCCCATGAGGCCGTTGGCGTTGCCGACTTTTTGGAAGCCGTAAACGTAAGGCGCGCCCACGTAACTCATTGTGTGCACGTCGACGTCTGTCAAGATCAGATTTTCGCCACGAAAGCGAACGCCGCGCAAGATCTTGCCAGGCGTGGCCAGATCCCAGCCGCCCGCCGTGTTGGTGCTGCTGGGTGCCCAGACGGTCAACGTCTCGCGGTCGGACCACTCGATACGACGAGGATCGCCACCCGCACCCAAAGCCACGACGTGACGCTCGGCGGTGACCAAAACGGCGACGTTGTCCACCGGTGCGTTGGTCACAAAGGTGGCTGGGCTAACCAAACCGCCTGACGCCGGAGGTGGCTCCCATTGCACGACGCGCCCATCGGCGGTGGAGACGCCCAGCAAAAAGCTGCCAAAGTTGTCCAGAGACCACGTCGTGGCCTCCAGCACCATGCCCGTCGCCGAGCGCTCAGTGCCGTAGGCCTCCTCGCCATAGGGCCCAGCGCCAAAGCCCAAGCCAAACAAACTGGTAACCCGGCCAGACACAAGTCCGGCTGGGGTGATCTCGGTTTGGCCGTCGATCGTGTCAACAAAAAGGCCGTAAGCCGTGCCCAGCGCCAGCCAACGCGTGTTCACGTCAGTGCGCCAGGCCAAGCCCCCGCGCGCAGGCGCAGACATCGGCGTCTCGCTGGATCGTTGCCAGCCGCCAATCGGCTGAAGCTGGCCTTCTTTCCAGCGCACAAGGTTGACGTCGTACCACCGGCCCTTCGCCTCAAAGCGCGTGCCGTTGCGCCATGCACCTGGTGGCGGCTTGAGGGGTGTGAAGGTATCGGTGGGCATGCAGGTTCCTTGTAGCGGTTGGCCTAAGCCCCCATTTTACGGCGTAGGCAGTACGGGCAGGGGATCCGGCAGCGGGCCCGCATAGTCGATGGACATGACGCTTGACGCGCCCCCGGGGTGCACGCCGTTGGCTGCCGTCGCCGAAAGGCTTACGGTTAAGTCCGATGCGGCCCAGATCAGCTCGATGTAATCGCCCGCTTGCATGTCGATCGAAAAAAGCCAATTCATCTCTTGCTTATGACCCGAGCCCGACAGCGTGTAAAAGTGCGTCGAGTAAGGAATGTCCTGGCCGTTTCGCCGCAGCCACAGGTAGACGTCTTTGGCGCTGGAGTTGGTCGAGGTCAACTGGCCCGAGTACGAAAAGTTGTAAATGCCCGGCGTGTCAACCGTCAAACGGCTGCCGCTGGCCACGCTGACGTGGTGCGCCAAGTACGTCTGGCCGAAGGGGATCGGGTATCCGGTGTTGATGGCTGCGGGCGTGTGGCTCGTGGTGTTGAAAAACAGGCCGTTTGGCGCGTCAAGATACTGCGCCCCCGCGTCACCCACCAAGGCTCGGACAGCGTTGGCCACGGTGCCAAAGAACGTGCGCAGGATGCCGTTGTGCTGCTGAGCAATCAGCGAGCTGTACGAGCCGCTTGGCGTCGGCAGGTTTGGCGATACTGGCGCAGGCAGCTGCTGCTTGATGTTGGTCGGCATTTATTTCTCCAGGCACACGTTTTTGATGTAGCCCTGCAAGCCTACGACGAGCGTTTCCAGTCGGTCAGCTTCTGCTGCCACTCCAACAAGAGCCGACGCACACTGTCCGAGTAAGTGCTGCTCAAGTCCGGCTCGATCAACAGCTCGGGGGCAGGTGGCGGTCGGCTCACCGGCGCTGCGGGCGGCAAGGGTGTCGCGCAGCCGATCAAGCTCAGAGCGAGCACCAGACACGGCCACAGCCGCTTTGCGTTTTTGATCCACATAGGCGGCCTCGGCTTTTTGTTTCTCTTCGACTAGGCGTTGCTCGCGCGCCCTTGCCTCTTTTTCGGCTTGCAGCTGCGCGGCTTGGTACTCGGCCCGCACGGCTTGCTGGCCCGCAACGTAGGCCTTCCAGTGCGTGCCCGTCAAAAGCAAGGCCAGCACGGCGGCTGCTGTCAGTTTAAACCAAGGCATTGCGCGTGCTCCCTTTGGCGGCGTTTGGTCAGCCCGGCTTGGGGCTGGCCCTTGAATCGGTCCCAGCGCAAGATCTCAGCGCACGCGCCCGGGTAGTCTTGCGCGTTGAGTTTTCGAACCAAGGTGGATCCGCAAAACGCGCCGGAGCCAATGTTGTAGGTCAGGCTGATGTAGGCGTCGTACTCGTGCTGGTGCAAAGGCGCAGTGACGCATTTGCGCAGCGCGCCTTCAAAGGCCTGCACGTCGGCCAGCTTGCGGGCCAAGGCTTGGGGAGGCGTTGTCCGGTCGCTCGGCTTGATGCCGTCCGTCGAGCCAAAGCCGACAGTCCATTTGTCGCCAGGCAACGGCTGCACGGCTTTGTCGGTGTAGCCCTCACTCAGCGCAAGGCCAACAAGCGCAACGGCGCTGAGTGTCAGCGCCGCCAAAGCAGATCGAGGGCCGCGAGGCTCAGCCACGGGGGTTCATCCGCCTGTCGTGCTCTTGTTGCTGCCGCTTGTCTTCTTTGTACTTGTAGTACCAATTGATGGCCAAGCCGCCGAGACCCAAGAAAACGCCAAACAAGACACCGAACTCGGACGACAGGACCCAGCCCATTACGCTGGCCCCGGCCCCGGTATATGTTGCCTTACTCCCGGCTGCGGCCATCGTGGCCTCG